ATAGTACTATTGGTTGGGTTGCAACTTCAGTTCAAGGTGCAACAATAGCGTAATAGATAATTATGTGGGTGAGAAACTTCGAGACTTTTTGATCTTGATACTCACCCGCACCAAAAGATAAGGAGAGTAAAACATGGCAGGTGGCGGATCATTTTCAAGCGATCAAAAATTTAGTACGTTAACAGCGGACGGTAGTTTTAAAACTATAACAGGTGGCTCTGTAAATTTAGGACCATGTAGAGTAACTTATATTCAAGCTGCGGGAGTAGCTAGTTCTACAGTTAAACTACATGATGGATCAGACGACACAGGTTCTTTAGAACTTCAAACAAGTTTTGGAACAGAAGGTTGTGATATTTTTGTTCCCGGCTCTGGCATAAGATTTAAAAATGGAGTGTATTTAGATTTAACTAATACAACTTCTGTAACAATAGGATACACAGGATAATGAAATCAGACGTAAAAGCAGTTAGAAAAACATCAACAGGTTCAGTCTTCGGAGGAAGAACTAGATTAAGAG